AAGCTGGAAAAACTATCTTTGAAACTGTTTTAGGAATAGAAAGAAAACAGAATATTAATCAAGTATCAATTTTTGATTTTGAGTAAGCCACAAGAGTGAGGTGGCTTTTTTAGTAATTGTTACCAACGAGTGAGGCTAAGGTTAGTTGCCTTAAACACTAACCATTAAATTATAACAAGACCTTGCTAGGCTATTAACTTTAGCCATTGTTAGGCACTTTTAAAATTATGGAAAAAACAGAAATAGGACTTATCGGAAATTACTATGGTTGCTTAAATGTAATGACCTTAGATGGAAAATTTTATTGGTGTATTGAAAACTACGATACAGATTTTGAAGACTTAGAAGACTGGGAAGAAATAAACGAAGAACTTTATAACTCAATAATAAAATTTTACAATAGCAAAAAGCAATAATTTTAATTGTGCCTAACGTATAGTATAAAAAATCGTTTTAATGTTTTTTATACAGTGTTATGTACTGTATAGCGACTTTACAGCACGAACCTAAATTAAAAGAACTGAACTAAGTAATAATATTTTTGAGCGTTGGCAAATTGCTGAGGCACGAAGCAAAACAAACACAATGATTAAATTATACAAAGGCGATTGCCTAATTGAAAGTGATAAAATAGAAAGTGGTAGTGTTGATTTAATATTGACTGATTTACCTTACGGAACAATGAAAGGTAGGGATTATAGTAAGCAACCAAATCAAAAGGAAGGCAGTAAGACAGCACAAGACCATAACTGGGACGAAACACTTGATACTGATAAAATAATGCAGATTGCAAACCGCATATTGAGAAAAAACGGTAAAATGATACTTACAGCACAAGACCCATTTAGCACAGAATTAAAGAATAAAGCAATACCAAACTTACCTTATAATTATTCTTGTGTATGGGAAAAATCAAACTTTGCAAACTGTTTATTAATAAATAAGGCTTGTGCTAATTTTTATGAGGATATTTTAATATTTAGTAAAACACACGATACAGAAGATTTACACCCTTTAAGAAATTATCTAAAGGAATGTAAAGAAAAAAGCGGAATGACTAACAAACAATTTAATCATTTATTTAGCGATTACACAAATAAAAAAGTTAATAGAGATAGAAGTGTTTTAGAGCATTATTGGGCTGCTGCACAATTTCATTTACCAACAGAGGAAATTTATGAAAAAATCTTGCAACCTACTGGATTTTTTCCAATACCTTATCAGGAATTAAAAGAAATAGATAACGAATTTAAAAAGAAGTTCGCAAGTACTTTTAATTTATGGGAAGGTAAAAAATACAAAAGCAATGTTTTTAAATACGATAGAAGCGAAGTAGGTTATCATCCAACGCAAAAACCTATTTTATTACTCGAAGATTTGATAAAGACTTTTAGTAACGAAAATGATTTAGTAGTTGATTTAACTATGGGTTCTGGAAGCACTTTAGTAGCGTGCCAAAACACGAATAGAAACGGAATAGGAATTGAAATGAATGATGAGTATTTTAGTATTGCTGAGAAAAGGGTGGAAAAAAATATTATTACGACTGGCAAGCAAATAAGTATATTAGATGAACTGAACTAAGCTATATTGTGCATAACGGTTTTGTGTAACACTTGAATTTTTAACGATTAAAAAACAAATAACAATGAACGAGTTTAAAAAAAAGATTAAAAACAAATTATTAATGCGAGGTTTTCCAAATGAAAAACTGATTAACAACAGAGGTTTAATAGGTGCAACTATTGACGAGGTTATACTTGAAGTAGTTAAAAATATTGGTGTTACACGTTGTTGTGGTGCGTTAAAGAAAGAAGAAACAGCCTTTGATTTATGGCTTAAAAACTTTAAAAAAACAACTTACGGATATTGGTATGATGAAAACACTATCTATTGCAGAGAAGCGATGCAGGACATTTATAAGAACGAAGTAAAACCTACGCTTTAATGCACTACAACAAGGAATAAACAAACATTTACCACGGCAAAAACACAATAAACATGATAGAAATAGCCACTAAATACAGATTTAAAAAGGCTCATAACTACGAGTTAACAGAGTGTAAGAACATGATAGTAAACACAAAGACAGGTAGATTAGTTAATATAACTGAAAAGAAAAGAAGTTTTGGAGCTTATATTAACGGTAAGTTTATACCACTATCTAAATTTAATGAGAACATAGAGTTAATAAAACAAGAGACTCTTAACACAGAATGTAACAGAATACTAAAAGAAATAGAAAACCTAAAAACACAAGGACATGAAAAAGAAAACCATAAAGATTATAATGCTGCTAATTCCTTTCTTACAGCTTTTAATTAGATTACTATGCCTGTAAGAGTAAGACACTCAAACAAAAAAAGATGGGTTTTAATATATTACTTTTTAACTGATCTTGAATCTACAATAAAACAGATAGGAGAAAAAGAAGGTGTATCTGAATCAATGATGTCAAACCTAACAGATAGATATTTTGATTTAAAAGTAAACCTAAGACCAGAAGCTTTAAGGCTAGGTAGTGCTGAGGCATTCTCAGAGCATTTTAAAAATATAAAGCTGTAAATTTGTATATAAACAATAATAACACTATCTTTAACATTCATAATACTATTTTTTTTCATGGTTGAATAGTTTAATTGTTTTCCCTCCTTAGTATAGAGGTATGCTTAGGAGGGTTTTTTAATACTTAAAATATGAAAGTATCAGAATATCCTAAACTAACAGAAGAAGAACTAGAAATTAAAAACTAACACCATGAAATTTATCAAACTATTTACACTAATGTCAATACTAACTATATCATCCTTTCTATGGGTGTTTATAGAGTTCTGCCTAGCATGGGCTAAAGACTTCAATTATACAAGTCTATACGCTTTTTTTATATCTTTGCTATGTTTAGTAGGTAGAGAGTTATACATTGCTTATATTAACCGTAATAACTAGATTATGAAATATATTATATTAATATTATTACTCGTAAACTGCACAAATGAAACGGGTGAAGATATAACACTAGAGCAACCTAAAGAACCTGAGACTATAGAGGTATGTGATGAATGTACTAGATATTGGTACTCTAACGGGGTTTTTATTAATACTAGACCATGGGGATGGGAAGGATGCGAGGCAGACGGAAATGTTTACAAGTACGAAGATAGAGACGGAACAAACGAAACAAACCACTATCCAAGCAATCCAGGATCGTATTATGTTATAAGATGCACAAAGAAAACTATTGAGTTATGACACAATCAGGGAGACCAAAAGAAGACACATCAAGTTTACCAAATGAATGGTATAACGATGTATTAGATATGTATAAAGACGGAGCTTCTGATGTAGAGGTTAAGGCTTTAATATATAAGTGGAGAGGTAGTTTCTCTAATGATTTATGGGATAGATGGCTTAAAGAAGAAGCAGTTTTTTCGGAAACCATAAAAATGGGTAAGATACTTTCTGAGGCTTGGTGGTCTAAATCAGGTAGAACGAACCTAGAGAATAAAGACTTTTCTTATACAGGTTGGTACATGAACATGAAGAACAGATTTAATTGGACTGACAGGCAAGAGACTACTTTAGAAGGTGGAGATAAGCCTGTTAATATAGTTAGTTTAGGAGGTGGAATTAAACCAGATTAATGAAGTTATTGCCTAAACAAGAAAACGCTGTATATTATCTCAAAGACAACGAGACAAAAGAAACTCTTTACGGCGGAGCTGCTGGAGGTGGTAAGTCTGCTTTTGGTGTTTTATGGCTTATTGAAATGTGTCAAACTCATCCCGGTTCACGTTGGTTAATGGGTAGGGCAAAACTAAAAGCATTAAAAGAAACTACACTAAATACATTCTTTGAGTTAACATCCAATCCAACACCCGAGAGTAATGCTCTTGGGCTTATTCGTTTAGGTATATCGGATCAGTACGTATTCAACGCACAAAATAATATAATATACTTTAATAATGGCTCAGAGATACTGTTAAAAGATTTGTTTCTTTATCCTTCTGATCCTAATTTTGATAGTTTAGGTTCTTTAGAGGTTTGTGGAGCGTTTATAGATGAATGTAACCAGATTGTTTATAAGGCGTGGCAGATAGTTCTTTCTCGATGCAGATACAAGCTTACTGAATTTAATATAAGGCCTAAGATGTTCGGAAGTTGCAACCCTGCCAAGAATTGGGTGTATAAGGAGTTCTACAAGCCGAACAGGGATAACACAATCCCGGCACACAGGAAGTTCGTACAGGCTCTTCCAACAGACAATCCACATTTACCGCAATCTTATTTGGATTCATTGCTTAGCTTAGATAAGAATAGCAAACAAAGGCTATACTATGGGAATTGGGAGTATGATGATGATCCAAGCACACTGATTGATACAGATGCTATTGCTGATTACTTCAATGCGGACCATGTGAAAGCTGAGGGGGATAAATACATTACTATTGACGTCGCAAGGAAAGGAAAGGATAATACAGTCTTTAGGGTTTGGCATGGTTGGAAGTGTATTTATAGATACCATATCGATAAGAGCGGATTGATGGAGGTAGTAAACCAAGGTAAAAGATTGGCGCAGAAATATAACATACCAATGTCAAGAGTGATTGCAGATGAGGACGGTGTCGGTGGTGGTGTTGTAGATTTTATGAGATGCAAAGGATTTGTGAATAATTCAAGGGCCTTAAACGACGAGAACTTTAACAATCTTAAATCTCAATGCGGTTATAAGATGGCTGCAAAGATAATGAAGCGAGAAGTAGGAGAGATAGCAAGTAACTCATCGGTTATAAGTATCACTACGGAAGAAATGGAACAAGTGAAACAAAAGGATATTGATAAAGACGGAAAAGTAGCGTTAGTATCTAAAGATGTTGTTAAGCAGATGATAGGCAGGTCTCCTGATGAGTGGGATTCTATTATGATGCGTTACTGGTTCGAATTAGCACCAAAGATGGTTATATTTTAATTAATTATAATTTTGTATTTTTACGTATTAATATATTCATAATTATGAAATTAAAAGCAAGCTCTATTACTCAGCAGATAAGTAACCTAAGCAATAGGCTTAGACAACAAGCTAACAATATATTTTACCCTAAAGCTAAAAACCCGTTTAACCAAACGTTTATACAAGGCTATGGGCATAATCTAACAAGCTATGACACTGAGAACATAACATACATCAAAAAGGGTTATAACATCAACTCTACTGTTTTTTCATTGATTAACCAAATGGCTACTAAAACATCATCTGTACCTTATTACATAAAGGAGATAGAGGACAAAGAGAAAGCTAACAGGGTTGAAATGATGGAGAAAGCTACAAAGTTTGACTTATCACTATCTCAACGTGTAAAGTTATCAAGGCTTAAAAACGAGGCTTATGCTAAGGAAGATAAGCCTTTTCCTATGGAACGTCCTAACGTGGATCAAACTTGGGTAGAATTTTGGGCACTATATAAAACATTCTTAAAAACTACGGGTAACGCTTATATCTATATGTTATCGCCTAGCGATGGGATAAATAAAGGTGTGCCAATGCAGGTTTACCTATTACCTAGTCAATACACACAAATAGTTTTAAAAGATAACACAGATAATTTTGTAGGAGAAAGCCCGATAGATCACTACATAATGGTTTATCAGCAAACGTACACAGAGTTTCCTGGAGAGGATGTTATACACATCAAAAAGCCTAACCCTAACTATGGGGATAACGGAGAGCATTTATACGGATTATCTGAATTATCAGCAGCCTTAAAGAACATTGAATCTTCAAACTCAGCAATAGACTTAAATATTCAAACTTTAAAAAATGGTGGTGCTTATGGGTTTCTTTGGGGTGATACCGTGGCTTTTGGCAAGGAACAGGCTGACGAGGTTAAAAGTAGATTACAAGAAATGAGAGCTGATCCTAATGATATGGGTAAGATTACTGCATTGTCTTCTAAAGTTGGATTTACAAGAATGAGTTTAACCGCTGATGAGTTAAAGCCTTTTGATTATCTTAAATGGGATTCTAAACAAATAGCCAATTGTTTGATTTGGTCTGATAAGCTATTAAACAATGACGACGGGGCTAAATACGATAATTTAAAAGTAGTTGAAAAATGGGTAGTAACTAATAATATTGCACCAGATTTAAAGTTACTAGAAGATGCTTTAAACGAGTTCTTTTTACCTAGATTCAACGGATATGAAAACTGTTGTATTAAATGGGATGTAATGGAACTTCCAGAGATGCAGGCGGATATGGCCACGTTAACAGGATGGTTAAATAACTCACTAGATAGAGCAGTAGTAAATAGAGAAGAATACAGAGAGGCTATCGGATATACACCTACAGAAAATCCAGAAATGCAAGAATACACTACATCACAAAGTATATTAAAGCTAGGAGACGCTTTAGAAGATTCTTTTACAATTGAATAATGGGTAGAGCTACATATAGAAACAAATGGGATATATATAGCAGAGGGTACGAAAAGAAAGCTATGCGAATACTTATACCCGTGTTTGATGAGTGGGGTAATTCTATTTCATGGGAAAACCTAACAGAAACCAACTACGAGGCACAAGTAAATCTATCAGTATCAAACCAATTAATGTCTGACGCTTATATGAGAATATATAGAGAGACTGGAAGCGTACACGGTTCAAGGGTTGGTAAATATATAAACACTCAATTAAAGAACTTTACACTATCTAATTTCACAACACTATTTGAAAAAGAGATAAGAGCTTTCTTTGTTAGGTACGGTATAGAACGTGTGGTTACAGTTACAGAGACTTACAAACAATCTATAGTAGACCTGCTTAAAACTAGAATAGAGGACGGATTAACTATAGTAGAAGCAGCTAAAGAAGTGCAAAAGATTGTAGGGGAAAAAAGGTTCTACAGATGGCAAGCGTTAAGAATTGCAAGAACTGAGACAACTGCATCCGCTAACTTTGGGGCTGTACAAGCTGGAGATGTTTCGGGGTTTGTAATGGAAAAAGAATGGATTAGTGCGTTAGATGAGAGAACTAGGACATCCCCTTTCAATCACAGGCAAATGAACGGCAAAAGGGTTGGATTAAATGATAAGTTTAATGTTAGTGGTGAAGAATTAGCGTATCCGGGAGATCCAAAAGCATCAGCAGGAAACGTAATAAATTGTAGATGTAGCGTTGCTGTAGTTCCTGCTAGAGACTCAAACGGGGATTTGATACCAAAATAGATAAAATTTATACTTAATTTAATAGTTATAGATTTTGTATATTTGTTATAATTAACGTTACAATTCATATTTATGACTGACAATATAAGTTTTTACAATATTAAAGACATTGGATATTTTGATCTTGGGGTTTCTCAGATAAACAAAACACTTCCTTTCAAGACTACTAACGGGGTTTTTACTAGCAATTGTTTTATAAAGATTTACAAAAAAAACACGCTTATAAAAGAATACACTTTGGTTGATGGCTTAAGTATTACTGGTAGCAATGTTTTAGGGCAAGAAAAAACGCTATCAGTAGTATTGAATGGGTCTGAATTTTCTGAACACAAAGGAGCTAATTTAAATGCGGTATGTAGTTTTTTTATCGAGGGTGATTTAGAAATAACTTTTACTTTAGGTATAAAATGATAGATGTAGTTGTAAATAACATAATAAACGAAGTAGATGTAAATATAACTACTGACGAAACAAATATAGATTTTACGGTAACTGTAGAGACTACTGAAATTGATGTAACCGTTAACCCGTCAATAGCAGCTAACAAAGGAGACCCCGGCGAAGGAGTCCCTACGGGTGGGGAAAAGAATCAAATACTTTTTAAAAACAGTAGTACAGATTTTGACACATCATTTAAATATGGTTGGTTTGACTATCTAACAGGGGTAAAATACACGAACAATAATACAAGCATAACAGGTGGAACGGTAAGAGAATCTAACTTTAGAGGGGATGTCGTTTATAGATATACGACAGATTATTTCACAGGGTTATACCCTACAATAGATGCTTTTTATAGTTCTTTTGATGGAACGAATTTAACTAATTTAATAGTAGCAAGAGGTTAATATGGCAATTTACAATACAAAGGTTTAATTATGAGTTTTTCAGAATCAGCAGGAGTTATTACACAAACAGGAACAGATACTAATTATA